ATAGCGCGCTGAATCTGCAACTGCGTTTGCAGGGACACCGTAAGGCTCATCATGTTGAGGTTGGCCTCTACCATTGGGGCAAAAATCTTCCCCATCTGTTGCATTCTCACGACGCCATCAGCAATCGCCCCAAAGACCCTGCCGAAGCCATCGTCTTGCGAGGCAAACTCAGCGAATTGCTCATTCAGTGCCGCTTGTGCGTTCGTGGCACGAATCACGGCTGGCGTAAAAATCCCACCAACTGCGGCCTTTGCATCCGTCAATCGCGATTCAGCCTGTTGTAGCAGGAACGCCTCGTCTTTGAAACGGATGTTCAATTCATCGCTGGCGGCATCCAACTCTTGGATAGCCATACTGTTCAATTCAAGGCTTCGCTGGTAGCCGTCCATCAACTTGATAGCACGAACATAGTGGTCGTTGCCAGCAATCGCTTGTGCGATTTCCATTCGGTGTCGGCTTGACAGTTGTGGGTAAATGGCGGAGATGTCCGCCAAAATGTCGTGCATTGACCGCAGGTTCTTATCAGCATCCTTTGTCTCAATACCATACTTCCGCAGAATCTCGCTGTTGTTGCCTGTGTCGGCACCAAGCCGAGCATACATCATCTTGAGCGCACGACCGGCTTTACCCTGTTCTTCACCGGCTTCAATCAGTGTAGCCGACATGGCGGCCATGTAGGACAAATCGTCGCCAGCCAACTTGGCCGACGAAGCGAATTGGTTCATAACATGGGTCACTTGAGCCATCGTTGCCGACGAACGGTTTTCAACGGTGTTCAGTTGGTTAAGAATCTTGACGCTCTCTTGGCGAATCACATTGACCCGCTTCTGTGAGGACAGTGTGTCAAATTGAGCCTTCGTCAATTCACCATACATGAAGCCGGTCTGCTGTTGAAGTGCAATCAACCGCTTCATGGCTTCCTCGGTCTGCATACCACCAATCATACCGAAAGCAATACCGACTTCGGTTGCGGCAGGGATAGCGGCACCACCACCCACAACCGACGACAACTGCGCCATCTTGGCACCGGCGGCGAGGGCTTGGTCGGCTGTGAAACCAAACTGTGAACCGAGGTTTTCAATCTGTCCAGCCAACAACTCGGCGTCGTCCCCCGCTTGCACGAATTTCTCAAACTCAATCCGAGCGAACCCCAACTCTTTCGCAAGGGGAACGGTGCTATCTACGACCTGCTGGATTTGTTCACCGATAAGCCCAAGACCTTCGGTGATACCCGACAAACCGTCAAGCATCAATCCCTGTAAGACAGTGATTTTTGCTTGGGCGTCACCAATCAATCGCGTGGCTTGGAACGAACCGACGACATCAAAGAAAATACGGGATGCACCGGCTCGCAGAACGAGCATGGTGACTGTGGCGAAAATAAGCACCACGGGCATGAAGGATAGGAACAATGCTTCTATCAAACCTCAACCCTCGCTCAACTATCGCTACGCTCTAAGGGCAAGCCTAAGCCCTGTAAAAAGGCTACACTTTCATTGTCGTTTAAGACTTGGCGTTGTTGTCGCTTTTGGTTGCGACGAGCCACCATACCTTTACCGTCAAATTTCTTTTTGGCTTTGCCGGTCGCTTCGGTGATTTTGTCGTTGATGTCCATAGCCACGAGCAAATCAATGGTCATGCGCTCTTGACCGCCTTCGCCATCATACCTGTCCCACAACTCGGAAGGAAGGGTGCCTTTGTAGGCCATGCACAGCGTTGGTGCTACTCGGAAGAATTGTCCAAAGGGGGCGCACCATCCGGGTCGTCCCCACGCACGAAGCCAAGAATCATCCGCAACTCTTCGCTGGTCAGCGAATCCACATCAAAGTCCTTTGGCTCAATGATTGAGCGAGGAATCCATTCACGCATTTGGGATTCAAGACCTGCGCCTTCCTTTTCCAAGGCTTCGGCAAACTGCTTCTGTTGTTCTTCCGTCCATTCGGAGGTGTCCAAACCAAAGTGCATGTGGTCACGAAAAACTCGTGCTTGGATGTTCTCAATCCTTAACTTGGTCATACCACCTGCTTGTCGGCAGGTGATTTTTGTTCCATCGTCTAATTCAAACTCTTTTGTCAAAACAGGCATACTTTTTTCACTTCTCTTTCCTTTTAGGGGAATACTATACTCATGCTATAATCGCAACAACTGTGCAAATCACGGTGTTGCTGTCTTTCTTTCTGCTTGTAGACGCATTGATAATGATGTCGTCGTTTGCGATTGCGGCTCGCAAAGCCGTGGTCACAGCGGCGGCTGTTCCCTCAAAGGTCAAGACCGTTAATTTGGTCTTGTCGGGAATCGCTGTGCCGCCGTTGTTTGCCAATCAAACCACCTCAGTAAGCACCGGATGTAGCGTTCTTCATGGCAACATCCATCATCTTGTTATCGGTGGTGCTGTAAAGAGCAATAAATGGCACAGACATGGTTTGCGTATCACGGCCCGACACATTGGCGTCGGGTGCTTCAAAGCGGATTTTGTAGAAGTTGAATACCATCATGTCGGCGGTGCTTTCGTCGCCAAATTGAACCTTTAACTCAACACCACTGCCGGACAACTCGTGGCCGTCAGCGGAAGTCAATTGCGTGTAGGTTGGCTCGTCGGAAACTGCCGTGTGAATAATCTTGTTAAACTCAATCGTTCCGCTGATTTCACGGCGTTGGCTTGGTGGAAGGCGAACATAGGTTGCATCACCGAGGCCACAGGCGTTGTCGCCATCACGGTTAAGGGAGATGTCAAAGGAGATGGATTTCACGAGGTTGGAAGCCGTTCCGTTGCCATTGAAGAAAATCTTGGCATCGGAGAAATACAGGGCGGCTCGGTCGGCAAAGGTTGGGGTGCTGAGGGTGCCAACTACGCTTTCTGCCTTGCCCATCATGGAGGCAGTGACCATAGCGTATTCGTTGATGTTTGCGCTTACAGAAAGACTGTCAATGGCAACACCGGTGTAGGTGTGTTCTTTTTCTTCACGGCCAACTTTGACGGTAAAAGAACGGTCGGTGCCAGCCTCGGTAAAGGTGTGGGTGTAAGGGTCGCCGGAACCGGTCACGGTGTCCGTTGGGAACAGACCCGAAAGCACGAGGCCGGTAAAGTCGTCCGTGGTCATAGCGAGGTTGATGTCGCCTTCGGAAAACTCCTTACCCGTATTGGACTTAGCCGTTCCGTAGCGGCTCATGTCCGTGCGTTGAAGGACATCGTAGGTGTGCTTGATGGACTCGTCGTCAACTTCGCCGTACACTTCTCCGCTTCCGGGGTCAGTCCCGTAAGTCGTTTCTTTCACAATGGAAACATATCGGTTGTTAAATCCACTCATGGTGTTCACCTTTCGGTGTTCTTTCTACCTTGCGGTTGTTATTTAAGCGTTTCACCGGTGTCGCATATTGATGCGGCGCATGTAAGTCAATGTAAGCAAGTGTGTGCAAATCGTCACCTCGTCATCCATGCGTGACTGCAACTCAAGACTATACTCATAAAGACTGTCCGTCGTCCCGTTCAATCCCGTGGTCGTGTATAACTCATCAAAGCATTCCCCCACAATGTTGAGCCCTAAGCGGTAAGCGTCCTCGTAGGTTGTGCCACGGGTGGTGACATAGATGAGAACATCGTATTCTTGGTCAATCCGACCGCCACCAAGAGCGGCAAATGTGGGCGACCCAAGACCACGCAACAGCACATGGATAAATGGGGGAATACTACGGGACATCATTTCCTGTGAGATGTCATAGCCGTATTTGATTGAGCCAGCGTCAAGGTAAGTCTTGAGATGCGCCCTCCGACTGTTGCGAAGCGACTCCACGATGGATAGACCCATGCGAAGCAGGGTGTCAGTAGCCAAGTCGGAGGGGGCCAACTCAAGCGGAGAAAAAGAGCCTTTGTCAGTTGCATATACCGAGGCCCATTCTACATTTCCTGTGTTGTTGCCCCATTCAATCGTTCGGCTTGAACCGGTTGCGCCGGTCACCGAAAGATACTTTGTTTGTGCGTCGTCGTCCTCAATCATTTCACGCATATACAGACGAGCGTTGCCGGATGCGTCAAGAGTTAGACGAAGTGCAAGGGGAACGGGGTAATCGTTCAGCATTTTGATGTCAAGGTATTCTGTCTCAATCGTTGTCGCACCCACCAATCTAAGCGTTTGAATGTTGCCAGTGGCTTGCACTTCAACTTTGTGAGTCCCGTTGTCTAATTTCATCAGCACTTCTCCGTTGTCCGGGTCAGTTGAGCCGTATTTGATAATCGCAAAAAGCGTATAAGCGTCGGTTGTGGGCGTCACATTGTATCGGGCGTCGGTGACCACCCACCACTTATTCACTTCGCTTGCGCCGCTTCCTGTGGCCGTCCAAGCACCATTGAATTCTCCCGTCGGGGATGTCGGGTTTTCACCGTTAAGTCGGTGATTCCAATACTCTTCTGTCGTGGCGATACTCATACTACAAACCTCTTCATTTTACTTTCAAGGGCATTCTTAATTCGGTTTTGGAAATACCGTTCAGCGTGCCCCAAATAGTCTGTTGCAGGGAAGCCGTATTGGTAGCCAACACCACCGCCGCCATACCAAGCGGTAGGGCCACCCATGCTTCCGACTTGACGACCGTGAACAGCGGCACCACCGGCTGTTCCACGCGTTCCCCTTTTGTGGGTAAATGGGAATGTGCCGGGAGAAACGCCCTCTTGAAGTGCTACGGCAATTTGATATGTGCCGCCCGTGTCGTCCGGCTCGGTGTGGACACCCTCTCCACCAATCGTTCCTCCGTGAACGCGTGGCCCACGGCTACCAAACTTTGCTTCAAGCGTGACATCGTCGCCTTGAATAACAGCCTTCCTATTGCCCCGCTGGTCATAGTCCAGCGAATGAGCAACCAACTTTGCCAACGGCGTGATAGAAGCATGAGCGTAAAGGTAGTTAGTGGTCATTTGCTTGGCGTAGGAAAGTGCCTCGCCGGAAGCAACTTCCATGACCCGTGCGATGTCCTTCTGCAAGTTATCCAACATACGGTTGAATTCTCTTGAATCTACATGGATTGTCATTGACCCATGCGAAGAAGATTTCGTCATGGGTTGATAGTGGACGCCCTTCATCAATCCACACTCCCCAAGTGGGCCAGCCGCTTGAGGTTCATGTAGCCCCGCTCTCGCAGGTTGTTTCCACGGATTGTCCCATCGTTGCTGGCGGTTTGAAAGACGGACTCATCCTCAAGATAATATGCGGCGGCT